CAGGTACGGCTCCAGCGCCTGATTCATCGCATCGGCAAACTGCGCCTTCGAGAGCAGCGGCTCCACGCCGCGCTTCATCTGTTCTTCGCGCTGCCAAGCGTATTCCTGAATCTTGGGGTCGGCCTTCGACCAGTATTCGTGATATTCCTTTTTCCACGAGGCAGGCGGCTTGCGCCACACGGGTTCCTCGGCAGGTTCAGCAACCTGCGGTTCCTCGACCTGCTTCTGGGCAAAGCGCCCCTGCTCATCCCGTCCCTGCGGCGGGGTGTCCTCGGCCTGCTCAAACTGCTGTTCGAGCAACTCCTTGCGGTCGAGCGTCTCTGCCTGTGGGGCTTGTTCCATTACCGTCTCCTGTGGGGGTCGTGGGTAAATCGGATTTCATCGCGCAACCGCGACAACAACTTGTTCGCATCCGAGTGGGTCATGTTCGCCAACTGGTGGCGCAACACATCCACTCGGCTGTTCTGGGGTTTGGGTTTGCTCACGAACTTGGTCGGGTCATCGTTGCCGACCTCGACGCAACCGTTAGCCTTGAGGTGCCGACGATGCTGGGAGCGCGAGGTAATCATGCGCCCGTCAATCATCGACTTGTACGGCGCGATGTCGGGGACAACGTAGTGATAGCGCCCACGCTCGTCGCGCTTACGCTCCACAAACTCGCCGTCAACCATCACATAAGTTCGTTTCATAGCAGCAACAATACTTCTTCGTCGTCCATTTCCTGATGCTCTCGCATCAGTCTCTCCACCCTGTCGATGTCGCCTAACAGCGCATCCCAGTTAATCGTGGGTTGTGCGATGTTAACAGTTAAATGCGGTTCAACAATCCTCTCTGCAATCTCTGGGCGTGCTTCGTGCAGTTGCTCGTAAACCGAGATTAACTCTTGCTTGCGCCTTTCACGCCTTTCTTGCTCTTCTTCCCACCGCTTCTTGCGGTTCTTGTCGCCTTCGTGGGAGTCGCTGATGACGATGATGGGCTGGACGGAGGCGGTGAGGGTGCCGGTGGCTCCGGTCGCTTCCACACCGGCAAGCGCAACCTCTCCTTGAAGGCCGACAGCACCTGTCGCGCCAGATGCTCCCACACCAGAAAGGGCAACCTCGACCGAATCGGTTTCATCTCCGACGACTCCGACGGCAGAGACACCCGTAAGGCTCGCCTCAAGGCTTGCTCCGACGCTTCCCGCCGCGCCCGTTGCAGAATTGCCCGAGAGCGTGACGCTTTGCTGGGTGCCGAGGCTACCGACGCCGCCTGTTCCGGTGACGCCTGTGACCGGGAGGCTGTCCCATTGCGCGTCATCCCATGTACCTGTGTCCCACGGCCCCTTCGCCACGGCTCATCACACAATCCGCATCAGCGCGGTAGAGGCATCGTTAGTCGGCATGGTCAGGATGAAATTACCCGCCGTGACCGTCTGCGCCCCGAAGGTGTAAACCGCGACCGACTTGTCGGCCTGCGTGCTGTTGTAAATCAACACCGCGTCAAACGCCGTCGTCAGGGTCACCGCCGAATAAGTCAGCGAGGCAGAGGGCGTCCAATACGCCGTGGTTCCGCTTGAGGTGGGCGCTGTGGCGTTGGAAACGGTGATGCCGCCTGCGCTATACCCCGCGCCCGACACCTCTCCAGAGGCGTTATAGGCGGTCGTGGCAGCGTTAACGGTAGCCGTGGCCTCGTAGAGCGCAGCCTTGAAGGTGTCCTTGTTGGTGTTTGCCCGAGTTGGCGGGGTGCCGATGGCGTGAACGCCGCCGAGGATTTCGACCTTGAACGAGGTACACATTGCCTGCGAGTTAGGCATCAGAGTTTCTCCGTTTCGCCAAAGAGGGCCGGGACTTGCTTTAGGTGAACATGGACAGACCGATGCACCATCTCGCCCTCGTGCCAGTATTCCACCCACCGGGTGTGTTCGTGGTCGTTATCGACCTCGCCTTCGCGCTTATCTAAAAGCGACTCGTCCATCATCCCTTTCGTCGTCGTAATCATTGCAGGCGCGGCTCCAGTTCAAGGGTCTGCTGCACCGCCTCCACGCCCACCGCACGGCCATCAGGGCCGCGCACGATGCGCTTGGGAGCCGTCAGCGTGGCAAGGGCAGTACGCACGCCCTTCATGTTCTCGTCGTTAGACGATGCCATCTGGCCGTAGAGCGCCACGAGGTTCTGCATCGCCTGCCTTACCTCGCCGCCCATGTCCTGCATGACGCGCTCGGTGACGGCTTGCTGCTGCTCCAGAGCGGGGATGTCGAGGCCGGGGTTGGCAGAGATACGGGCGACCATGACCTTCGTGGCAGCGTCCAAGTCGGCCTTGTATTTCGCCATCTGCTGTTCGGCGGCGATTTTCTGCTGTGCAAGTTGCGCCTCAAACTGCTGCTTCATCTGCTCCAGTTGCTGGTCGTTCTGCGCCTTGAGCGCCTCAACCTGCGCCGCCTGCTGCAACTTAGCCTGCTCAATCTGCATGAGCATCTGCGACTTGGCCTGTTCAGCCTGCGCCTCCATCTGCGCCTGCTGCATGGCGGGGTTCTCACGCGGCTGCGCGGCCATCTGCTTCAACTGCTCCGTCGCAGCGTCAATCGTACCCTCAAGCGGACGCGCCGCCTTAAACGCCTGCACGCCGTACTTGAGCAAGTCCATCATCACCGGGACAAGTTCCGGCGAGGCTTGACCGACCGGCAGCGCCTGTTGCAAGAAACCGCCGAAGGCTTGCAGGAACTGGAGCCTGTCCTGCTTTTCTTGCGCCTCGTCAATCTGCACAAGGCTGTCAGCGGCAATGTCGATGCGGAAGTTACGCAGCGGCTTGTCGCGGATGAGTTGCAACGCCTGCGGGATGAGCGCCTTGTCGGCGTCCGACATCTGCTCTGCGGCAGAGTAGGCGAGGATGGTCTGCGGCTGGTACCGCATACACATGACCTGCGCCTTCAACCGGATGAGTTCCGTCGCAAAAAGCGCCACGTCCTCCTGCATCGACCGCAGGCGCAGGCCCGCGTACTGCCCCTTGATTTGCTGCGCCGTGGCCGTTTCCGAGGCCGCAGACTGCCCACGGATGATGTCGGAGATGCCCGTGATTTCGTATATCTGGCCCTTGATGTCGGCGCGCGCTTGATAGCATTGGATAAGCGCCTGCGCGATGGTGTCGAGCGGCAGCAGGTCGATGCTGCCCTTGAGGCCGCCCTTCTCGCCAAACGCCGCCCACTTGTCCACCGGGATGAGGGCGTTGTTGTCGCCCTCGGTCATCAGGCGCTGAAGCGCAGGCTGCGAGGCGTCATATACGCCGCGCACACGCAGCGCCTTTACCAACCCGTCGATGCGGTCGGAGAGGATGTCCAACTCCATCGCTTGGTCTTGGTACAGCACGAAGTCGGGGACGGGGACGAGGTTGTCCGAGGTCGTCGTGGCGTAAAGCGGCTTCGGGCAGGGGAAGAACCCCTCCAGCCCGAGCGGGTCGTCGCGCACGTCGATGAAGTGCGGCATCCCCTTGCAGAACCAGTAGACCTTGAGCGTCTCCTTGTCCCAGAGTTCGCACACTTTGGCAAGGTTGTATTGCCGCTTACTGTCGCGGTAGGCGTTCAGCGTCTCCGGGCCGGAGTCGGTCGGTATCTGGCGCGCCATCTCTGCGCCGAAACGCTCCACGAGCGCCTCACGGGTCATGTAGACCCAGCGCCATACCTGACCCACCTCTTCCCAAGTGCGGCCTTGCGAGTGTCCAAAGTCCTTCCAATGGACGTAATCGACCGGGGCGCGCTCGTACTCGATTTGCTCAAGCGGCTGCGGTGCGCCTTCGCCCTCTTCGATGTCCGAGGTGATGGATACGCCGTCGTCCTCAATGCCGATGGGGGCAACGTGCGGTTCGTACCGCACCCACGCCGTGCCGCGACCGCCGAGGAACCTGTCCTCGACATCGTATTTCATGGTCGAGCGGAAGTCGGGGAAATGCTCAATCTCAAAGTCGATGGCGCGTTCGATGAGGCGCGATGCCACGCGGCCCACGGGGTCGTTGTCACCAAACCGGCGCTGCACGTCAGCCTTCGGCAGTTTGGCGTAGACGGCGGGAATCAGCGTCTGGACGTTGCTCCACAGGATGTTGAACTTGGCCGTCTCGTTGCCCGACTGGCCGCGCGTGTCGTCACGGTAACGCTTGACGAGTTTCTTGACGCGCGCCTGCCACTTGGCAAACTCGTTGTCGTAGGTACCTACAGCGCGCAGGTACTTCTCAAGTTCTTGGCTGACGCGCTCGTCCATCTGTTAGTCCTTCTTGTTGCGCGCGGAGATGGCTCGGGCCTTCGCCTTTGCATCTTCCTTGCTCGACGCACCCCACGCACGCAGCGCGAGGGCGAGGCGGGTCGGCTTGCCGTTCTTTTCCATCGGCCCAGCCATGTTGCCCATGCGTGCGAGGAACGATGCGCGGCGCGGGTTGTCACCGGCCTTGACCGGGGGCTTGAGGGTGCCGCCCGTCTCACGCTTGTACGATGCGCGGCCAGCGGCGTTGAGGCCACCCTTCGGGTTCTTGCCTTCCTTACGCTGCCATGCTGCGCTCATCAGTAACCCTTTTTCTCAGGTTTAGCCGTTTTCGCAGACTCGCGGAACGCCTTTGCGGTCGGCGCACCGGGGTCACCGGGCTTACGCATCCTCTCGCCGGAGCCAGCCTTGATGCGCTCCTGCTTGGCTAAGATGTTGGCGTAAAGTCCGGGCTTACGGTTCATTTGCTGAACAGGCCCACCGCCAACACGGCAGCGCCTGCACCCGTCGTGACCTTCCACGGGCCGGTGGCCGCGTTGAGGCCAAGTTCCACGACATACACGCCAACAGCCGTACTCGCTGGGATGGAAAGGATGGTCGTGCTGCCGTCGATGATGCTGACGGTTGAAGTCAGCGCCGTTGATACCGTCACCACGATGCGATGCAGGTAATCGTTTGCCGCGCCGTTGGTGCCAAGCACCTGCGCGGTCTGCGAAACGGCGACCGTCTCGTAAGGGTATTGATACGGAAGATTAACGCCACTCATATGCGCGCCCTCCTAGAGACGCTTCGGTCGTGTACCTGCCACATATCGTTGAGCGTGACCTGATTTTGCGGCCCAACGATAAGCACCTTGCTCTCCAACGGCTTTTGCGCGGCAGGCTCCTGCCTCCACGCAACTGCCAGCATACGGAAAGCGTCAGCAGGGTGTGATGTCCAATCGTGTCGGGGTGATGCCCTAAACGCTTTCTTGTCCTCATCATACTCCCGTTGATACTGGCGTAAAGCCTCAATGCCATCGCCGCAACGCACGGAGTTGAACCAAGTGCGCGGGAGCATCTGGCGCACCGCTTGGATTCCGTCCTGCAATCCGATGTTTGGCACGACCGAGAGGCTGCCGATGCCGAGGTGGTCGGCCAACTGCTCCACGATGCTGCGCCCCGTCTGTAGGCTCTTCGCGCGCGCGTCATGCGGCAGGTAATGCTTGCCGTAGGTGTAACCCTTGTTAACGACTACCTCTGCGATGGTGCGAATATCTGCACCCGAGACTGCGTAGAAGTCGATGACGCGCACCTCGCCGCCCACGACCTGATACCAAAATATCGCGGTGTCGTCTCGATACCCCAAGTCCCACGCGGTGTGTACCGGATACCCCGGCTCAAAGACTACACGCTCGTTAATACGCGGCTCTGCCTGTCGCATCTCTGTGCCGTAAAACGCGCCGAGGATAGCCGCCTCGAAACTGCACTCGAACTCTTGGAGGTATTGGTCTTCCGACAGTTGGGCTTTCGCTGCGTTAAGTTCGCTTTGGGGCAGCAGCCCTGACTCGCTGGCAGGTAGGCGCAACAGGAACCATTCGTCGGGCAGGCGTTGGGCTGTCTGGTAGATGTCGTAGAACTGATTGCGTCCCTTCGGAGTGCCTGCAAAGACGCACCAACCGCCCTTGTCAGCGAGGGCGGCTCTTAACACGCTTCCAAACACGCTCGGCTTGAAGTCACCGTATTCATCGAGGTACAGGCCGCTGAACCCGAGGCCGCGCATCGCATCTGCGTTGTCGGCTCCAAACAGTCCTATCTTCGCGCCGTTAACCAGCGTCAGGGTCATTTGCGCTTCGTTTGCATCTTTGATGAGCGGCTGGGCGTAGTGCTTGAAGTAGTCCCACGCAATGCGGCGTGCTTGGTTCTGGTAGGGAGCGACATACCCGAAGAGGCCATTCGGCCCCCGGTACATAAAGGCTGCGCGGATGATGTCGTTAACCGCTGCGACTGTTTTTCCTGCTCTTCGATGCGCGACGAGGCAGGCCCACCGCTTGGTGCGCTCATGGAACGGCAGGAAAGCCCGTCTAGGGCGGTACGGGAGTTCTACCCGCTGCTTCACTCGGGCTTGCCCCAAGTCGCCTCAATCTCAATCTTGCTGCCGTCTGGGCCGCTGTGCTCGTGGCGTGCGAGTTTAGGCACATGGTATTCAAGTAAGTCGCTGAAGCACTTAAACGCCGCCTCTGCGCCCTTGTTCGCGTGTATCTCTTCGAGCCAGCCCTGTAGCCGACCTGCGTTGCCGTCTACAAATCGCGCAATGGCTTCTCTCGCCAGTTGCGTTGACTCGTTAGGCACGCCCTTCGGTCTGCCGGGGCCACCCTTTCTGCCCTTTTTAAAAGAACCTTCGTTAACCATGTGAACAGTTTACTTCTGTTTACCGGTACGCCGCAATGCCTCGGTTAGCGTTAAGGTGCGTTATCTGCGACGGCAGCATGACCGACACATGGGAGAATTTGAACATCAGCATATCGGCACGGCGTTCCCACCGTTCGTCGGAACGCTCCTGTTTCCATGTTAACTGCGCTGCACTTTTTGCGGACTTGCCGAGTTTCATCTCTTTTCCTCGTTTTCCGAAAGCATTTGCTGTGCGCCAAATGTTGCAAGTACCGCAGGAACAATTCCCGCTTTTGCGGCTTTCCTCAAACCCTCAAACCCTTCTGCCTTAAAAATGTTTCTGGCGCGAATCACATCTTCTCTAGCCACGCCGAATCCTTTTGCGGCGTAATCAATGTCCCGAGCATTTCTTGCTGCAACGGTTTCTCGATATGCAGGGTTTACATCTAAATTTTTCATCGTCATGGGCGCTTGTTCCATCATCTCAAGCATTCGCGCAGTAACCGCACCCGGAGTGTTGCTGCGGTAAGCGTCCCCGTAATCAATGTATCCAGTTTCGGCGCGTCCAAAGTCAATTTCTGTTTTGCCAAACGCCTCGGGGTTTTTCTTTACGATATCACGCACTTCTTTCGCAAACTTTTCACCCTGCGCTGTACCTTCGTTTGCAAGAATTGTTATGCCGTTTGGCGCACTTGCAAGGTAATAACCTCGTTGCTCAAACAGAGGAGCAATACGCTCCATGTCCGCTTGAGTCATGTTTTTACCCAAGTCAATGGATGCTCCAGAGTAATCTGCGGCTGACTTTGCAGGCAGTAACTTGTGCCACGCGCCTGCCTCTTGCACATCAAAATATGCTCTCGCCGCTTCCACGGCGTTTAAGGCATTCACCGAGCCGGGCGTTAACGCGCGCGACTTGTCAGCCGTTGTGTAAATTCCGGTTACGGGCCGCGCGACCATTGCAGGGTTTGCCGTGTCCTTAAACCTTCCTACGGTTTCAACTGTTTCACCCGGCAGCATCCGAGCCGAGGTGTAACCGATGTCCCGCCCCGACAGGCTGGTGTTCCACGACCCTCTTGGGTCTTGCGTATACGCCGCGCGCACATCGAACGGCGCGTTAAGCAATCCTTGAAGATGCCCCGTTGCGGGAGAACTTACGGCTTCATAAGTCGCGTTGGCTTCCTGCGTGGGGAAGTAATCGGCATACGACCGTGCCGCTTCTCCCGGTTGGATATCGCCCCGACGAATCTTGTTCCCTGACCACGCCGCCGCTTGCGCCGTACCTGTTCCCCAATCAGAAAAGCCGCCCAACTGTTCGCGGTTTGCTTTTTCTATCGCGCGCGCCCTGACTTCATCCATGAATGCGTGCTGCGTCGGGCCACCAACCGTGCCTGTTGGATATCCCATCAGTTCAGCCTCATGCATATCGTTAACGCCGCGCCCAATTCTCTCGGGTGCGTATGCAACGCCGAGTTGCGTTGCGAACGGGTCGCGCTTGTGACCAAGGTAGTCTGCCCGACCAGCGTCATACATGGCTTGCAACGGAGGGCTGTCCCTTGAAGGGAATCGACCCGTTAAAACTGGCTCTCCGGTGACCGCTTGGATGTGTCCCTTCGCGGTCATCGAAGTATTGCCTGCGACATTATTTGCGCGGCTTAACGCGGCAAGATTTTGGCTGACCAAATCTGCCTCGACAGGGTTGTTCCCGGTGCGGGCAAAGATGTCTTTGCTGCTGTCGATGTAGAAATTTCGACCGGGCAACCCTTCCTGCATCGCCCTCACATAATCGTTGACCATTGCGCCAAGTTTTTGCGGGGAGTCAACGCCCGGTGGCGCGCCAACATACTGACCCGAAGTGCCGACTCTGCGTTTTGCTCGGGTAACCAATTGCTCCGCTGCTTCTGTTCCTTCTCGCGCTTTCCCAGCCGCTTTCGCCACGCCGCCCACAACAGGCGCGCCCGCAAGGATAGCCAGCCCCATGCCGAGTTTGTCGCCCGTGCGCCGGGAACGCTCAAAGTCTCGCGCAGCCTGCGGGTATTGCAACGGGGTAAAACCTGCGACGATGTCTAGTGCCGTGTCGCCCGCGCTCTGCGATGCAGGAGCGTCAAGGCTTGTCATGCGCTGTGTTGCGCCCTTCACAGACTGTCCTAACTGATTCATGCTTGGGACAGGGTCGCCAGATGCGCCAAATCGTTGCCCATAATCATCGGGAACAGATACACCCTGCGTTTCGGCTATCTTCCGGCGCAGTTCATCAAAATATTGCAACGCTGCAGCAAACCTTGACGGTTCCGTTTTTTTGCTTTTGTTAGCAGCAGCCATAATTAACTTAAGTTTTCGAGTTTGTACTTGAGGCTCGTCACCGCATCAACCACGGCATCGAACAGGTTAACAAGGTCGCTGTCCTTCGGGAGTGAGCCTTTGATTTCGTCGAGGAAGGTCAGCAGCGACTTCACATACGCCTTCGGGTTGCTGTTCTTATGGAATTCGACATCGTAGCCCGTGATGATGCCGTACCGCCCTTGATACGCTTCGGCGTACTTGTCCACGAGGTCGGGGATGGCTTCGTAGTACTCCCCGAGCGCCATGTGCTGCGCGAAAGACTTGGTGGCAAGATGCTGAAGGTGCGTGATGGTCGCGCTGTGAAACATGGTTCCGACAAAAAGCGCAGCGGTTTTTTCGTGAGCAGCCATGACTCTCCCCTATGGTACGATGATGCTAGACCCCTACAGGGAAGGATGCAAGCATGACTACTATCTCCGAAGCCTACCGCGCCCAACAGGTCGAACTGCACACCAATCCCAACTACGGCGTGGCTTCCATCGCCTTTGCGCCCATCGTTGCCAAACTTGCCGTGGATAACGGGGTTAAGTCAATTAGCGACTACGGTGCTGGCAAGAAGCACCTCCAGACCGCCCTACAGGGCGCAGGGCTGGAGTTTGATTACCGACCCTATGACCCAGCCTTTCCCGAGTACGGGCCTCCCGTAGAGGCTGATATGGTCTGCTGCATTGATGTCCTAGAACACATCGAACCCGACCGGCTCGACGCGGTGTTGGATGACCTCGCCCGTATCATGCCGAAATTGGGCTTCTTCAGCGTCCACACGGGGGCGGCTGGCAAGACCCTTTCGGACGGCAGGAACGCCCACCTCATCCAAGAACCTGCCCGTTGGTGGCTTCCCCGGCTCTGTGAGCGGTTCCACATCCACCATCTTCAGCACCATCAACTGATGGGTCAGGGCTTCTGGGTCGTCGTCAGCCGCGCCTGAAGCCACGCAACAGTCTCGGCAGGGTCACGGGCCAGATACCATTGGCCTAGCGGCTCAAACGCGCTCTGGAACCGTTCCTGACCCCTTCGCAATTTGCCCTTCGGGGTCTTGATTTCGAGGAACGCCGCGAAGCCGGGGGCGGTCACCAGTTTGTCCGGCACGCCTTGACCTGCCTGTCCCAAGTCGTAGACCGTAAATCCTGCCGCCCTGACGGCTGCGGTGATGGCGGCATCGTTCGCGTCACGGCGCGCGGCGTAGCGCATCAAGGCTGCCCGTCGGCGTACTCGTACCAAAGCCGATACGCCGTGATAAATTCGTCCACGCCCTCGCCGAGCATGATGGGTTTGCCGAATGGCGGGATAAAGTAAAAACTATTGATGTGCAACCCGTCGTCCGTGTCGCCGCGTACTACCCAAACTTGGAAGTTAGGCGTACCGGCAAGTGCCTGTAGGGTTCGGCGTAACCCCTCCGACATCGACTCGCCCTGACGCTTCCACTCAAGCACAAGAAACTTGCCCTTGCGCTCCACAATGCCGTCGATGTTGCACGGGCAGGCTTTAGGGTTGTTCGGCAGCACCCCAAGGAACGCGCCGTAATCAATATGTGGCGCATCCCGGTTTTTCATCAGCCGCTCAAACTCCACGGCGTTTTGCGTCGAACAGGGCGCGTTGTGGTGATACCCAACCCGCTTTAGTCTTGACCCAGCCGCGAGACTTCAGCAGTTCCTCGCCACCGCAAGCACCGCTGCGATGTTGAAGAATGCTCGACGCGCCGAAAAACTTCTGACCGCATTGTTTACAGGTGCGGGTCATCCGATTTCCTGCGCCTTTTCGATGAGTCGAATCGCCATCGTGATGTTTTCCTGCTGCTCAACATCCGATTGCATCACATATACCGCGTTAATCATCGCCTCGCCTGCGGTATACATCCGCTCGTAATCGTCGTTCGGGCGACCACCAAACAACTCGTAATCGGGGTCGGCTTCCTGCATCCGTTCACTCGAATCCTCGATTGCAGCGTCCATGTCGGCTACGGTTTTTGTCTGGCACGCTATCTGCCACGACTTGCCGTGACCATCGGCGTTTGCCTGTACTTGATACGCCTTCAACGCATCCCACATATCGTTCGTTGTTAACTTCACGATTGCACCTCTCGCTTTTTGAGTTTGTTCAGACCGCGTTCACCGAACAGTTGGCGAACCATCGACATCAGGTGCGGGTGACCCAGCACCTCGGCTGCATCGGCTGACCGCAACGCGGCGGCGGTCGAGTCCTTCAGCCGCTCCATCGCATCAGAGTCAGGGCTGATGGTTAGTCGAGCAAGATATGCCTCGCATAGTTTGAGCCGGTTTAGCGGGGTCGGCTTCTGCTTGCCCCATTGTCTCGCGTTCCAGTCGTCCTGTTCAGCGTGACGGGCAACATCTGCAGCGCGTTGCTTGTCGGTTTTCTCGACCTTCTCGCCAAGTCGAGGTGCGGCTTTTTTATGCAGTTCAAACAGACCCTGATACTGACCTGCAATTGACTGGTCAACGACCGCCTGCTGGTCAGCACCGAAACGCGACAATTTGAGTTTCATCGCGTGTTCGGATGCGGGTTTGATGGTTTTGCGAATGGCTTTGCGGTAAGCCACCCATTGTTCCCAAGCCGCTTCGTCTAGTTCGTGCATAAAAACCTCTCTGTGGTTAGACAGGACAAGCGTAACTGTTTACCAAGGTTAATGCAACAACTTTAGTTTAGGTTTCTAGATTCAAAACTGATTGAGGCTAAAGATGGTCTAAAACGATGGTCTAGACCCTGATGACTGATGGTGAACTCTGCACGGTTTAGACGGAATACGCCTAAAGCGAGTCGTGCAGAATTGATGACTGGATGGAGCCACCCTGCTGTCGGCTACTTTTGCCGGTTTCCCGGTGCCATTCACGCTTCCCGACTAACGCCGCGTGCCTACAGGCTGGCTGCCCCGGTGTAGGTTTAAGTTGGCTCTGCGCGTAGTTTCCCCGACCAGAGCAGTCAACCGAGTGAGCAAGCGTGGTGGGGTGTTTGACACGACTAGAACAGCCATGTACATTACCTATCACGCTCGATTCGCATCTGAAGCGTATAGGCAGCCCCCCTGCCGCGTCAAGCCCCCGTTCAGGGGGTTTGTCGTTTCTGGGGTCTAATGCGCTTAACGGCTTTGAGGTAAACGCGCCAAGCGCCAGTAGCCGCTTTGAAAGCCTTTATCCGGGCTTCGCTCCAGTCAGTCGCAGGCCATGCCTTGAATACAGCCCACGCCTTGTCGTAAGCGATTTTGGCGGCTTCTGGGCTGACCATAGGGGTCAGCCGGGGGTAGGCGTAGAATCGGCTGCAACGGGCGTAGTGACGGCTTCTAGCGCCTTCCATTGCCATACCCGCATGGCAGGTAGTTTCCCTGCCTTGACCCACCTGCTGACGGCAGGGCGGGACACCCCAAGTTTACGGGCGAGGGCGGCTTTGCTACCGGCAACGGCTAGGGCGGCTTGGATGTCCATGAAGCGGTAAGTTAACGATGGTAAAAATAAATGCAAGAGGCTGTTGACATCGGTTAACAGCAAGCGCATCATGGCTTCACGGTCACAAACGACCGGCAACCGGAGCAACAGATATGCGACCCATCCCCCAACACCTGCCCCCAACAATTCGCTGGGCAATCGCAGCAGGTGAATCCCGAGCAGCCCGTGACCTTGCGATGAAGCATGCAAGAGCGCACGCAGACATCCGTGCAGCGTTTGTTACCTGTGCTCGAACCAACCAACGGCTGATGTTCCAAGCCCTACAGATGGCGAGGGCAACAGTATGAAAACCATTGGCCTGTACCTGTTTTCGTTTGTCATGTTTGCCGCTTTAGTGTGGCTTGCTGTGAGGACTTTCTAATGGACGACTGGCAACAGCAACGCGAATGCGAGGAACGCCGGTACTACACCGAGCCGGTCATCCTCACTTGGACGCAAGCCGATATCGACCGCCACAACGAACTGCGGCGCGAACTTAAACAAATGATTGAGGAAAGCAAATGTCAGACCTTCTAAAAATTAATGTCAACGACCATGTTGAAAAGAAAGGCAACCTGTCTTACCTGTCATGGGCGTGGGCATGGGCTGAAGTGCTGAAGATTGACCCATCTGCGCGATGGACAGCGCACGAGTGGGATAACAGTCCCGTCATGTACCTGCGGAACGGCACGGCGATGGTTAAGGTCAGCGTTGAAATTAAGGGCAACGACAAAACCTGCATCCTCCCTGTCATGGACAACAGGAACCGCGCCATCGTTGACCCTGATGCGTTTGCCGTGAACACCGCCACCATGCGTTGCCTTACAAAAGCGATTGCGATGCACGGTTTGGCTCTCTACATTTTTGCCGGTGAAGATTTGCCCGAGGGCGAGAAAGCCGAACCTAACCCCGAGGTGTTGGCGCAGATTGCGTCGGCGGCTGATGCTGCTGCGCTCGTTGCCCTCTTCAAGTCGCTTGACCCCGCCATCCGCGCAGCGCACATGGATGCGTTCAGCGCACGCAAAAGGGAGTTGGGCAACGGGGGTACGACATGAGCAAACATCAAGGGGAACGGTGTTGCGGAAGTTGCATTTTTTATGTTGAGAAAAAAGACGACGAAGGATTTTGCGCGTTTGCTTGGCCGCCATACATAAAAGCAAAGCAACGACCCGTAAGCGCATACGACCGTTGTGATTTGTACGAAGAATTACCGGATGGACAAGTTCCATTGACAGCATCATTTATTGAAAAGGTATTAAAAATATGATGGAACAGCGTACAGACGACTGGTTTGCGGCACGGCTTGGCAAGGTCACAGCCTCCCGCGTTGCGGATGTCATCGCCAAAACCAAGACCGGCTATGGCGCAGGTCGTGCTAATTACGCGGCTGACCTTGTGGTGGAGCGGCTGACCGGGCAGAAGGCATCCTCGTTCACTAACGCCGCGATGGAGTGGGGGACGGAGCAGGAGCCGAACGCCAAAGCCGCCTACGCCGCCAAGACCGGGATACTGGTCGAGGATGTCGGCTTCATTGACCACCCGACCGTTGCGATGTCTGGTGCCAGCCCTGACGGGTTGGCCGAGGATGGGCTGGTGGAAATCAAATGCCCGAACACCGCTACTCATCTGGAATACATCTTCGACGGCAAGCCGCCGCAAAAGTATGTGACGCAGATGCAATGGCAGATGGCGTGTGCCGGTAAGCCGTGGTGCGATTTCGTGTCATTCGACCCGCGCCTGCCCGAGCGGTTGCAACTGTTAGTCGTGCGCGTTCTGCGTGATGACGACTACATCAAGATGCTTGAGCAGGAAGTGACTACTTTCCTGCAAGAGTTGGACGACAAACTTAACAAACTGGAAAAGGTGACCCTGTGAACAAGCAGTATGACAACAACAACCGTGGCGTTTTGTTTAAGAACGATAAGCGCGGCAACGAAAAAGCCCCCGATTATCGCGGCTCTGCCGTTCTTAACAATATCGACCTCAACATCAGCGCGTGGATTAAGCGCAGCAGTAAAACCGGCGATGCCTTCATGTCCCTCAAGTTCGAGCCGAAGCAGGCTGCGCGTCCTAAAACGATGGCAGAGCAAAACCCCGAGAAGTTTAACGACGATGAGGATTTGCCGTTTTGAAAATCTTCATCGGATACGATAGCCGCGAGGACATCGCATACGAGGTGGCTCGTGCGTCCATTCTGGAACACATGGAGGCAGAGGTTGTCGCGCTTCGACTAGATGACCTCCGTGAGATGGGGATGTACTGGCGCGAACCAGACCCGTTCTCATCCACGGAGTTTAGTTTTAGCCGGTTCCTTGTGCCTGCGCTCTGCAACTTTAGGGGCAATGCCTTGTTCATGGACTGTGACTTTCTGGTACGGCACAGCCTGAAACCGTTGCTCGACTTCAACAATCCCGATGTTGCCGTGTGGTGTGTCCAGCACGACTACAAACCCACATCTCTGACAAAGATGGACGGGCAGGTACAACGCCAATACCCGCGCAAAAACTGGTCGTCGTTTATGTGGTTCAATTGCAGCCATCCGTCAATGGGTGGGCTGACACCCGAAATCGTGAACAGCGAAACCGGGATGTACCTGCATCGGTTCATGTGGGTAAACGACCGGCACATTGGTGCGTTGCCGCCGACCTTCAATTACTTAGAGGGCTGGCACACACGGGCGCAGGTTCCTGACCCGACCTGCGTGCATTTCACCGAGGGTGGCCCGTGGTTCGATGAATACCAGAATGTCGAATACGCCTACGAATGGAAGCAATGGGCTGGACGGGTGAGGGCATCCGAGCGATGAAACGCATCTTCCCGCGAGGCACTAGACCGGACGCTATGGCATCTGTCGTGGCGCGGATGGTGTCTAACCTTGACCCGCTCAAGACATGGGCGGTCGAGGTTACGGAGTGGAAGAAGCCGCGCACCGCCCAACAAAACAAATTCCTGTGGGGTGTTTGTTATCCCTGCATTTTAGAGGGCGGTGGCGAGGCGTTGCGCGGATGGACACGCGATGACCTGCACGATTACTTTCTGGGCGAGTGCTTCGGATGGGAAACGCTGGAGGGGTTTGGCAGGAAGCGCCTGCGACCGCTCAAGCGTTCCTCTGCGCTCGACAAACAAGAGTTCAGCGATTACTTGCTGTTTCTTGAAACAAAGTGTCTTGATATGGGCATCGTGATACCGGAGCCGTCGTATGAAACTGCGTAAGGAAGCCCGAGGGCGAGGCTGCATGGTGCGTATCCCCGAGGTCTGCAATCACAACTCCGAGACAACCGTGCTGGCGCACTACAGGCTTGCCGGAGTCTCCGGCATAGGCATGAAGTCGCCCGACATCCTTGGAGCATGGGCCTGTAGCGCGTGCCACGATGCTATCGACCGTCGAGCGCATACCGACCTTGACCGCGACTATGTGCGCCTGCTGCACCTTGAGGGCATGGCGCGAACCCTCGCGCAACTTAACCGAGAGGGACTACTGTGACCTTTATGGTAGACACGCCGTACACCCCGGCGTACATCCGCAACGAATTCCTATATGACCACCAGACGGGCAGCGGGGAGTTTACCCCCTGCACTATCTTCGGGTTTCGCGCCGAACCTGCACGGGTACCCATGTTTAGCGTTATGGCGGCTTGTGGGGCGCAATGGGCGAGGGTGCCTATCCATGCCCTTGTCAGCAAGCCATGCCCTCCAATGGCTTTAGAACTCGCCTGCTGGTGGGACTCCTTTAGCCGCCACGCCGAGGTGCGGGAGATGGAATTCCTGCGGGGTCACCGCGTCCGCGCCCGTGGCAGGGACGGAGTGTGGAGGCCGGGGGTGTATGTGTTCTCTGTGTTTTGGCACAACGGTGGATGGTCGGAGGTCAGCGACCAGAGCAAAGACCATCACATTGTCCGGCTGGAGGCTGGGCCGCTTATCGCCTACCCCAACAACAAACTGCATTGGGTTGACCCAAGCCACCTGTCGGGCGACCCGCCGCGAGATTGGAAATCACCGTCACAGTCCTACAGCGTGGAGGCACTATGGTCAGATGGTTCGTCAACTGGTTCCGCAACCTAAAGGCACGCAGACACCACGAATGGAGCCGCGTGCCAAAACCTAACTGGGCGTGCAGCCGAGGCTATCGAGACACTTGGTAGGGATTAATTCTGCTCACCTGTAGTTTAACTGGCAAAACTCCGGGTTTTGACCCCGGCAATCCTCGTTCGAACCGAGGCAGGTGATTAAACCCTACGCTCGAAGTGCGGCACATCCTTGAACGACTTCCAGAACCCGCCCCATTGGTTCTTGGGGTCGAGGCTCTGCCAGTATTCACCAACCGGCGTTAGAGCCGGGATGTCGTAGGTCAGTTTGCCGTCCTTGAAGAAGTTAAGGTCGATGGCGCACCGCTTGAGGTGGATGCTGTTCATCGTCTTGCTACGCCCAGTCTTGACATAGATGGCCTGCTGTTCCGGGGTACGGGCAAGTTCACCGCCCGTCACCACAAAGCCCAACTCCGTCGCCTTGTTGATGAGTTTGGCGACATCCAGCAGGAACGCTGCTTGTTCTTTTACAAGGCTCATTTCATGGCTTCCTTAAGTGCGTCGGTCTTGTCCTTGCTCGACTGGCTGGAACCGAAGTAGTACGAGACAACCTGCGTAGCGACCGCAGACAGCACGCCCAAAATGTAGATGAGGATGTCCTTGCGGCTAGGGTCAATCGGACTTGCTTGGAACAGCACGATGCCAAAGAGCGTAAAGGTGATGCCAAGCAAACCAAGCGCCAGAATCGGCGTGATGAGTTTGTTCAGCAGCGGTGCCTTGTCGGAGGTGACAATCTGCGTCTCGCGCACCCGCGCATCGTTGGTGTCCTTCAGGCGCATCTCAAGTTCAGCGAGGTCAAGTTTGTCTTCTTCCAGACGCAACTTGAGCAGTTCTTCCTCATGCTCCATCTGGGCAATCTGCACCCGCGCCAAGTCTTCGGGGGACATATCGGGCTTAAGTTCAACGCCCAACTTCTCCTCGACCACCTTCTTGCCCTTTGCCATGACGGCGTTGGCGACGAGGTTAAGCCCGTTGCCAAGCAACGGCGTAATAATGGCTTGTAGCGCGGCAGGTATCATTTGGAAGCCCTCACAACATCTTCACCCTTGGTCACGGTCACATGGTCGCCCTCGACATCAACCCGCATGGGCTGTTCCTTACGGTCAAGTTTGTCCAACTTGCCAATGAGTTCCTTGATGACCGCAAACTCCGGCTTCTCTTCCTTGACCGTAGCACCGGCAATGCCGTTGAGCATGGAGATGAGCGCAGTCAGCGAGGCACCCAGCAGGCCCATCACCGCAGCAATCTTGTCGGCATCCAGCGCAAGGCTGGACAGTACGCCGATGATGACGATGACCGTGATGTACTTGAGACCATCCTTGCCGATGGCCTTGCCTGCCACATCCTTTGCGGTGCTGTTGGCCTCCAGCCGTCTCATCTCGGCTTCGATTTGAACCTTCAGCAAGTCAATATCTTCACTCACTTAATGGACTCCAGAAACATCATCGTCACCGTGCCAAACGCGGTCAGCAGGATGACGATAATCGCCCCGCCAACCCGCATCAGAAGGTTCTCCAGACGCTTTAGCCGCGCATGGATGGCTTCGTAGCGCACCGCGCAGACATCAATGTGACTCGTCACGGTCACCTCAAGGTCTTGTACCGTGGTCACGGCTCCCCGTCCTTCGGCACCTGCGCCTCTACCTGCGCTTTTAACTTCGCCCAGAGCGGATAACCGCCTTGGCTCGTCGGGAGCGAACCCAGCAGGTTCACGATGGCGACGGCTTCTTCCAAAGTCACTTCAAGTTTGGCTTCCATCAGACGCTCCACGGCAGCGGCGGCGAGACGACCGGCGGGTTAATCTGATTGTCAATCTGCTGCTGCACCGCAGCCTCTGTAGCGTCCTTGTCCACGCCGTTGGCCCAGACCCAGCCGAGCACTTGGTCGAGCGTGAGGTCAGCGTAGGGGGTGAAGGACTTGTCCTTCTGAAACGGCACGGAGCAGGTTGAGTAGACGCTTCCGTTGTAGTCTCCGTCCACGCCGTTGCAAGACCAATGAACGATGAAAACGACATCGGTATCGCCGTCCTCTTGCGGGAGGCAGTCAAGTTGCGAGATTTTCCAAGTGATAGTGGTCATTTATTTAGTCTCCAATGCGGCGAACTTCGCCTCAAGTTGTTCGATACGGGCCATTGCTTCTTGCAGGGCTTTGATAGCGGCGTGGTACATATCGGTCGTGTACACGGTCTTAAACGGCACACCGTCCTCTGGGGTCTCGCCAAACCCATCAATGTCTACAAACTCCGGCGCGACCGACTCTACCTGCTGCGCGATAACGCCGATGTTGTCATCGTCGTGCGTCTGGTCGCGGTACTTGAACTTGACGATTTCAATTGCCTTGAACTTGTCCCACATAGAGCCAAGCGGAACAATATTTTTCTTCGTGCGCTCATCGGACAGGTTGACATTGTTGGCGCTGTAGTTTGCCAAGCCGCCGTTATTGCGAATTGTTGCGCGTTCGCCGCCCGTGTCACTAAGCGAAATTCCGGAGTTAGTATTGTTTGGCGCTGCTGCTGAATATCCAACGCTGATACCCCAAGGGGTAGTTGCCGATGAATTTGTAAATGTGCAAGTCCAATCACTTGTATTAGATTTTACAAAACGGTGATAACCGTTGTCCGAAGTTGTCCCAACAAGTAGGTTACCCCCGCTCGTGATGCGGGCGCGTTCGGTGCCGTTGGTGCCAAACGCCATGATGCCGCTAACTTCGTTAAATATTTGCAACTCTGTGCCAATTTGGTAGAGGTAACTTTTTCTCGTCCCGGCATGACTAAGTTCAAAAAGAGCCTGAGTATTACCGTTTATATTTAGCGTTCCACGGTCAGCCGTGCTACTCAGCGTCATCGCCTGCGTGAACGAGATGGCGTTGCCTGCGGTGCCGGAGGCTGCGTTGTACCACTTGTGAGCGCCATCTTGGGTATATAAATTCGCCGTTGCGCTGGCTTTGTATGCCCATTGATTGCTGGTGTTGTACACGCCGTTCCACACCATGTTGACATCACTGCTTGAGCCGTAAACAGCCCCGCCTGAAATGTCAAAAGCCTTAATTCCAAAACTGGAACTCCACGCCGACGGCGTCACGCCCAGACCGAGGTTGCCGCCAGAATTGGTCAAGCACATAACTTGCGTGCTGCCATTCATAAACAAAAAATCGCCGCTTGTTGCGTTTTCTCGGCCAATATCCCAATACGCACTTAATACAGAAGATGAACCAATCCGAATTGACGGCGTAGCGGAAGTTCCAACAACGTGCAGTTTATTTGCAGGCGAACTCGTCCCGATGCCGAGGCCCGTCGAGGTGAGGCGCATGCCTTCTGATGCTTCTGCACCAAAAGACAAATATCCGTTGCCAAGCCGCAGATAGTTTGACCCACCGCCGGAATTGTTTAAAAGTTGAAGTTCGTTGACGCTTGTGTTTGATTTAATAGTAAGAACAGCAGAATTGTCGCTAAAACGCGGAAATCTAATTTCTGCTCCGGGCGTAGCACCAACCTGCAAATTTGTCCCATCAAAGGTCAGCGCACTCCCACTCGTCGCCACCTTGCTGCCGTTCAAGTACAACACGCCGTTGGCGGTGCCGCCGTTGAGCGTGAGGTTGCCGCCTATCGTGGTTGCGCCCGTGATAGCCGCCACACCGCCTACAGACAGCGCAGAGGCAATGGAGACATTGGCACTAAAGCCAGCGTTGCCGACAAAGGTCGAAACACCGCCGACATACAACGACGATGCAATCGACACATTGGCAAACCGCGCATCACCCGCGCTGTTCAGTTGCGAGACGACTTGGAAGCGCGTGCCGTCATAGACGACTACCACCACCTCACCGCTCTTGATGTCACCCGCAGCAAGGGCCACAGACCCGTCACGGGTCACAGCCTTTGCACCCAGCGAGTCGATGTTGAGCGTCACCGCGCCCGTGTTATCGCCCGTGGCGACGAAATAGAACATCTGTCCGGCAGCGTAGGCGGCAACCACAGGCGCACCCACAGCCGTGATGGTGTCCGTCCCAGAGACGCTTGTAAGCAGTTTGGTGACAGTAGACTGCACCTGCGACAAGTTCGCAGAGTCCGTGGCGGCAGAGCCGACCCCAAGCCCCGTGAACTTGTAGGTGGACATCGGGATGTTGGCGGTGACCGTCGTCTGACCGTCCTTCGTGATGACGGTCGAGAGGCCGGTGGCAAGGTCAGCCGTCAGGGCGTTAAACGCCGTGGACGAGATGACGGTGCCAGCGACTACAGGCTGGCCTGCCGTGTTGATAAGGAATGTACCCGAGCCATTAAAAGACATCTGTGATTACTCCTGTTCTTGACTATTAGGCGCGGTCAACGCGCCATATGTTGCGCCCGTCATGCCACGACGGCGAATGCTCGGGGGGCGTTCAAGCCTGTTTTGAAGCATACGACTTAATGCAACCGAGCGAGTTACTGGCCGAGCAAGCGGCAATCCCGCAGCCAATATGCCGGGAGCGCCAACAATCGGAAGCATTGATGTTCCACCCGCTGCCATCGCCGCATCAAGTGCGCTTACGCCGGGGCTTCCATAAGTTTCCGGCGTAACACTTGCTTTAGGAAAATTGCCAGCAAATTGAGCAGCAGTCCGCAAGCCTCCAGTCAAGGGCTTGTCTGCTTTCAATTGTGCTGCAAGTTTTTTAGCGTTAACATTGCCAGACAACTCAAGTGCGTTTTCAATGCTGTAAGTTTTAGCAATTCTTGTTCGCGCATCATTAAATTCGTTTATTAACTGCGTATCGCCAGACTGCGCGAGACGGCGACTAATTAACGCCTCCATTGCATCTGCTGCTTTGCGTTTAGCCGCTCCCAACGCTTGTTCTTCCGCAGTTGGCGCACCAGAAAAATGCTTTGTCGCTTGTTGGCGCAAAGTCTTTACCAAAGTAACTGCGGTTTTAGAATCAAAGTTTGGTTGATTTATGGCATTAACAAGGTTGTTAATTTTTTCTGCACCAGCCAAAGGCAAATCTGGAAAAGCGCGTAACAATTCTTGCGATTCCGCATTTATTGTGGCGATGTCAGAATAAAAATCATTGTCCGCAGAAAAAGCACCAAATGATTTAAGTTTTTCGTAAACTTTTCCAGACTCGGCACGAACTCGCTCTAATGCGGTTTTGGTGATTTGTTCACCAGCAGGCAAACCAACGGCTTCGGCAGCAAGGCGATTGGTAACCTCTTGGTTTTTGCCGGAAGCAATCTGTTGCAACGCTGCTTTGCCGCTGACGCTTTCAAGAGCGATATTGCCAACGGTCGGACGAACCGAAGCAGGAGGAACGACATACCCTTCTGGGCGTGCCGCCGCAAACTCTTTTTCTGCAACCGTTTGGCGTGGGGTGGCAACGCGCCCGTATGGCAACGCGCCGCCAGCAATTCCTGCTGCCATCGCAAGAGGCGCAGGCGCTCCCATCTCTGTTGCAGTCTGGGCGGTTGCCGCGCCAGTACCTGCACCAAGAACTTGACCGCTAGGGTTTTGCGCCATCAATGACGCAATACGCTGCCCTTGAGTTGACCCGCGACGAGCGGCGATATTAGTTGCAATGGTTTGCGCGGTTCGCGGAATACCTGACGCGCCTGTCATTGCGCGGGTTGCCTCGTATCCAACACGCTCGGCAGCCGTTTGCGGCTCCGGTAAACCAATAGCCGTCAAGCCACGCTCTACTGCTTGGCGACCTTTGCCGCCCATCAGCAAGGCATCTGCAAGTTCTGACAATCCGTAAGCCGTTACGCCTGCGGCTGCACCGGGAATTGCACCAACTCCGGCAAAAGGCGCACCTACGGCAGCGCCAGTACCAGCAGCGGCGGCATATGGAGCAAGTGCGCGACCAACAAGGCCAAGCCCACGAGCAAAGCCAGATTCTTTAGGAGACGCTCTTTTTGCCCGTTCAGCCTGTACTAACGCTCTGGCTTGTGGTGAATTCTTGTCAACATTGTCTGGAACATTGGGAATTTCAATGCCATCTTTTGTGCGAATTGTGTACGGCATTAGTAGTCAACCTCTTCAACTTTATTTGGGCTTCCAAGAGTTGAAGGCAACCCTTCCGCAGTAATTGGCTTACCACCTCTTACAAGGTCGCTACGCCCAAGTTCTTGATTTAAGAAATCAAGCCTATCCATTTTGTCTTGATACAACTGCTCAAGAAGGATACGAACTTGCTCTTTATTTTGCAGCGCGCTTAAATCGCCGCCCAAAGCATCAATGACGCGCTTTGCGTCGTATTCTGTAAGAACACCGGGGCCAACAATATCTACTCTAAACAACCCCAACAAACCATTGAGTTTTCCGTTTGCAACTTGCAGAGCAAGTTCCTCTGGTGTAAGAGTTTTTCCAAAAAGATTTTTGGCTTTTGCAGAAATAGCATCTGCGTATCTTTCAAAACCAACATTGGTATCGCCAACTGTTTTAAAATACGAATTAAGTCGTTCCAAACCTTTTAAATGGCTAAACGCTTCTTCCCGGTAAGTAATGTATTGTTTTTCAGACAACCCACTTGCCGCGCTTGCAGTTGTTGGTTTTGCATCAGCAGGAACGGGAACGAGTCCAGTATCCGATTGATACATATACTGGCCAGATGACGGGTTAAAGGTAGATTGCACAACTTTGCCGTTTGACAAAGCAAACGCTGGGCCTTGTTGCCCTCTGCCACCACCGCCAGCAGACTTTTCTTTTGGCACCCGCTTAAGTTTGCTGTAATCGCCCGTTCGGTTAAATTCTGCAAGACTTTCCGTAGTAAAATCACCCGGCGAAGGTTTTCCTATTCTGTCTACAGGTTTTGTAATGGATACCAAGTCACCAACATTGCCAGACTTTATTGCGGCTGCAATGCTTGCAGGCGTAAAGTCGGCTGGATTAATGTTTCCAAGTTGGAGTTTTGCTTTTTCAGGTTGCAGCGTCGGGTAGATGGCGCTAGCAACATTTTGCAACATTGGGTTTTGGCTAGTCAGCATTCCCTCAAGGGCAAGCGAACGCTTTTGTTCAGGCGTAAATTCAGCCTTGTATTGAGGATTGGCAAGCAATGCGGCAATGCGCTGCGGGTCAGTTTCTCGACCCGTTGCGGTTGGCATATACACTTGGTCGTCTTCCGGTCTGCGCCCCAAGCGCACTTGTGGGCCTGCTTGCGGAACCATTTCTGGAGTCGGGGCAGGCATAGCGGTCTTGCGGTATTCCAACCGACCGTCTACCAGTTCCGGCGTTCCCGCTTGTGCAATGTCTTGCATTGCGGCTTCGCCAATCGTCATCGTTTTGGCAGGCTCGGTCAACGCACGAAGGAAATCCCGTGCCTCACGGGTTTGCGCCTTCATTGCGCTTTCTTCGGCTTCCTCTGCCTTGCGTTCGCCACGGGCGGCGAGGAACGCTTGCAGACCCTGCACCAGAGGCGCTCCGCGAGGAATGGGGGCGTTCTGGATGTCCCCCGGCTGGTACGCCTGCTGCGCCAACATCTCTGCCATACGGCGACGACGGCGTGCCTCGGAGGCTTGCCGCTGGTACTCGTCTGGGAGCGCAAACATCGAGACTGTTTTGTAGCGTTCGTCAGCCATTCTCAAATCCTCCCCGGTCAGGGCCACCCTGCGGGTTGGTCATCCCCGGCGACTTCTGCATCTTCGGGTACTGCCGCAAAAACTGACGCGGCGCACGGTTGATGTCCGCAGCGTTTTGCGGGGGCGAATACTGCATATCACTCTGCGCCCCTGCGTTGTTGCTCACCTGCTGGCTCTGGCCCTGCATCTGGAGCATACGCGCCATGCGCTGACCGCGACCGCCGTTCATCATGGGGGGAGCGTTAAAGGTTTGGTATGGAGTTCTCATATTTTTACCCGAAGAATTTGGAAACACTACCCGCTTGACCTATGCCGCCACCTAGACCGCCAAGCACGCTACCGTACAGTCCCATCTGCGCGTTCTGGCGTGCAATCTGATTCTGGTAGTTTTGTTGCGCGAAGTTACCCGCCGCCTGCGTAGCGCCGAAGATGGGAGCCGCTCCCACCTCTGCGCCCTGATAGGCTTGGAACTGCGGCATCTGTACCTGTGCGCCGCCCATGATGGCTGCAACCTCGTTAAGCGGGAGCGCCCGAAGCGCCAACTGCTCTTGCAACGCCGCCTGACGCTGGGCGTTCTGGAAGTTTGCCGCCGCCTGCGCTTGGTTGAAGCCCTGTGCTTGGAGCGCCGCTTGAGCCTGCGCCTGCTGCAACGCTGACTGTTGGTTCTGGGCAAGCGAGGCGTTATACAGCCCAGCAATGTCCATCTCCTGCCCAAACTGCTGACCGGCAGCAGCGTTGTACGCACCCGCCGCGCCCAAGCCCTGTTGGAAGTTCTGCGCGATGGCACGGTTAACGGCTTCCTGCGCCGCCTGTCCCGTCTGGAAGGATGCCATCTGCGCGTCTCGACCAAACTCACCCGCCGCAAGCCGCTGTGCGAACTGCTGCGCCTGCGCTTGGTTGGCAAACTGACCCGATTGGAGCGCCAGTTGAGCGTTTTGGGCGATTGCAGCGTTTTGTGCGCCCGTGGCCTGCTGACCCGCGCCGAACCCCGCCAGAGCCGCTTGGTTGGCAAAGCCGCCTAGAGCCTGTGCCTCGCCTAGCCCCTGCTGGCGTGCCGCCATATCAAGGCTAATGCCCTGTAGCGCGGCCTGCGTTCGGAGGTCGTTTTCCTGCTGCTGCTGCTCGGCAATGGCGGCGTTAAACGCCTCGCCACCACGCACCAAACCCTGATTGGCAAGTTGGGTTTCCAACTGCGCCCGTTGGCGCTGCAACTGCGGGTCGAGGCGCGACATGATGGCCTGCTGCGCCGTCATACCAGCGCCAACCGGCATTGCGGCAAGTTGCGAAATGTCCAACTGCCCTTGAAGGGTCGGGGCAGCGGGGCCACCTTGCGCCGTGCCAAACTGGCCTGCGCCGGTCTGCACGCCGCTAATGCCGCTTGTGTCCAAGCCCTGCAAGTTCAGCCCTTGAGGGCCACCCGCAGCCATGCCGTACTGACCGGCGGTAGGGCCAAAGTTAACCGGCAGCGCCGACACATCAGAGCGTGCGCGACCCTGCAACTCGGGAACGGTCGGCAGGTTGCCATAACCGCCAAATTGGAACTGCTGTGCCGGAAGCCCCTGCGGGGTGAAATCCGTGCCGTAAACATTTTGCACGCGCCCGATGGCCTGTTCACCAAGGCCGGACAACGCACGCTCCACCCGCTGCTGCGCCTCAAGGGTCGCCTGTGCCTCGGGGGTCAGGTACTGCTCAATCGTCGGGGTGTCCAAGTCCACCATCTCGGTGAACATCTCGCGGGTGGGCATCACATCGCCCAGATACTCCCCGCCGCCGTAGCCCTGATTGAACCGTTGCGTCTGTCCCGGCCCCATGCCGGACGCATCAAAGCGACCGCCGCCAATAAGCATCGCAGTAGGAACCTGCGCTCCGGTAGGGAGCGTGGTGAAGTCGGCTCGACCGCCCTGCGTGTATGCGAAGTCATCGCCCATTCCCAGAGCCTCGCGCCGCGCAGCAGGCATACCGTCGGCCTTTGATGCCGTAGGTTCGGGCGTAACGCCAAGGTCAACGCCGCCGCCATACATACCGCCACCGCCCATCTGCACGCCACCACCGCCCGTTGTGGGCATTGCAGCGCCGCCACCAACGCCAACGGTTGAGGGTGCGCCCTGCGGTGCGCCGGTAGCAGGTGCGCTAGGCTTTTGCGCCTGACGCGCATTGTAGTTAGCCATCGCCGCGTCATACGCAGCGCGGTTGAATTGCGGTCGCCCGTAAGTCACGCGCTGACCACCAAGCGGGGTAATGACATTGGGGTTAGAAAGCCGCGCAGTAAGACGCGCCGCCTCTAGGTTGGCAATGCCCTGTTGTTGCGCTGCACCTGCGTAATCAGGCGCTGGCGGCGGTGCCGGTGATTTTTTTCCCATAACGGTGTCCTAAATAACGACACGCCTCGCGTGTCATGGTCAGGAAAACAATATCACCGTCGGTGTCGGCATCCTTTAGACGCGCTTCCTCGGTGAAACCCATTTTACGCACAAGCCTGATGGCTTTCGCGTTTTTACTGCCCACGGGGGCGATGATTTTGTCAACCCCGCAGACATTGAAAGGATAGTCAAACATGGCTGCAATGTAAGCGGGGGTTAAGCGGTCAGAAATGGCGATGTGGCAAACCACGCTGCGCCCGTTCCAGTTCTCGTAAACCACGCCGCCGACAATGTTCTCTCCCTTACGCAATCCGATGGCGTTAGAGCGTTCAGCGTGATACCCGCCGCCCGTATGCCCACAGACCCATTCGCCCACCTCGGGGCCGCTTGTTATATGCCAGCCCATCCGAGTTGATACACCACATCAGTTGAGGCCCATTGAATCGCTAACTTGTTGCTGCTGCTCTGAAACTGTACTGACCCGCAGTAGCCAACGCCGGTAACGCCCTGCCAGTTGTTTTGAATCTCAAGGTCGGAACCCCACACAGCCGTGTTCCACAACGCGCTGTCCCATAGGGCAGTCAGCGGAGTAGAAAACGATATCGGGGCAACATTGTCTGAAATGTTGAAATCGACATTGATGCCGACCCGCAAAGACGGGGTGCCGTTGCTGAAAATGCTAGGCCGTGCGCGTGTAAAAATCTTCTGTACACCGCGAGTCTCAAAGTAGTTAAAGGCTTGAAGAATCTTGCCGTTTATGTTGCTTGTGTCATCAATGTAGCCGGTGCTACCCGTTGTCCAAGCCTTTGCCACGAAAGTTGCAGCGCCAAAGTACGGAGTGTCGTCAAGAAGCCCAAAGTGAAAAGCATTCCAGTTTGTAAACCTGCACCACGCCTTCGTGATGTTGTTCATCACAAACTGCTCTTGTGCGCCTTCACGCACCGGGACATTGACGATTAGGGCGTTGTTCTTCGGGTTGTACAACATACACCACCCGAAATTGTCCCTATACGCCGCAGCAGCCGCCGCAAACGCACCCTGTATCTTGTCCGATAGCGCGATGTTGGGGTCAAGCCGCGAGGACTGAAGCGCCGAGGCCATTGGAATCAGCCCGTCAAGCGTCAGCACCAAAAGGTCGCCGCCGTATTTCATAAGAGAGCGGGTGCCGATAGGCGCACCTATAATCCACACGCCAATCAGCGCCCATGTGGACGCAGATGAGGGGTCGGTGCCACGGTAGACAATGACCTCGCCCTTGTCGGTGACAAATACAAGGTTGTCATCTACGCCGTAACCAGCGTCAATTGTCCACGAGGCCATCGACACCAACACGCCGCCCAGACGCGCAATGGATGACAGGTCAAGAACCTGCGCCGCGCCGCCAACGCTTGAGGTCGGCAGGTACCATGCCTTCAGCGTGTTTTTCTCGATGAACCATACGCGATTCTTAAAGAGCGTCGGAGAGTTAAGCGTAGTGGTCGTAACGCCCGTAATGGCAGGCGAGGATGAACCCGTGATGCTTGTCCAACTTGAGCCGTTGTAAAGATACGGCGTGTTGGTTCCGTTAGCGGCATACAGATAGTTGCCGCCTGCGGTCGTGACATTGGTGTATTCCCACTTGGAATTTGACAGGCCGCTGACCGCTGGTGCGCCAATAGCACCCGCAGATGTTGCGTTGTAGATTTTGCCGTCAGAGATAGCCCACAACTCATCGGCTGTGCCGCCGCTGTAGGTTATCAGGGTTTCTACATCGTCGGGGAACCCCGTGGCGTGCTTCACATAGCCGCCGCGCAAGACAACATTGGATACGCCGGGGAAGTAATTGTCCAACTGCACGGCATCCGTGGGTGCCATGTTGGCGAGAGAATCCCGAGCGTTCCAACCGCCCACGGGCGACGGCAGGCTTGCGACATTTGCCGCAGAGCGTTGGACGAGGCGACGAGAAACAGCCATTAGTTCTCGTACCCGTAGCCGCTGTCAGGAATGTTGTCGTAGCCGATAAGCACCGTGCCGGGACGCGGGGCAAACGAGAGGTTGGCAGCGCCCGTATCCTGTGCGACAGCCGTCTCAAGTTCAGCGAGGTAGTCGCGGAAGATGGCGGTCGTATCAAAGCCCTTTGCCTCAAAATACTTGAGTTTGGTAGACAGCACCATTACACGGTCGGGATAGATGCAGGTGTCGTTGTCTGCCGTCATCGAAGTCTTGGCGGCACCCGCAACGCTTTCTGCCCATGCGTTGCTGCGGTACTCGAAGCCGAGCAACTCGCCAGCGTTCATTCCGGGCCAAATCTGGAAGTATTTGCCGAGCAAGCGGTAACGGATACGGGGGCCGGTCGAGATGTAGCCCGAGAGCAGCCACTCCCATTGTTGCGGCGACTCTGGGCCGAGCATCTCCCAACGCTTGCTCTTGTCCCAATGCGTGCGGTTGACGCTGCTGTAGTAATCCGAGGGCAAACCGTACTTGACCTTTTGGAACACCAGACCGCCACCGACCTGCGCCTCTGTTGGCTCGTAGTTGATGGAGACAGCCGAGGGAGACAGCACGCCCGTCACATAAGTGGCATTGGGGATGCCAACGCCCTGCACCTGATAGGTCGAGTCGATGAGCGAGGTATCGGGGATGCCGGTAATGGTATATGCCGAGGTCGTCCATGTACCCGTGGTGCTGATGGCCTCGGTGTAGAAGGTGTGCTGCTTGGTCAGTTCGCGCCAGTCAGCACGCCGCATCAACTCGTACCCCGAGGCGTTCATCAGGGCAAGAATCTGCACCACATCCTGATTGGGGTTACCTGCCACCGTAGCCGGTATCGGTAAACCCAGTTCAGCGGTGACCTGCTGAACCAACGCCAACATGGTTGTGGTGCTCATTCGTTAACTCTCCGCAACGGGTTCCTTCTTCGGGCGACCAGCCTTGCGCGTCATCAACGCTGCCATCTGCGCCTGAAGTTCTGCCAGTTGTTTTTTGGTGTCGTCCAATTGGTTTTCGGTTTCCGAGCGATTCCGCTTTGCAAGAAACGCC